TTGGTTAGTGTCCAATGGAATCCTCGTAAGCTTCCATTTCGAGAGCTTCGGCATGATCTCGCGATTCTTCTTGTAGAATCTCGTCTAGCTCTTCCATTGCTTCGGTGTCGTTAGTATCGACTCCTCTAGCTTGCGCTTCTTCGTGTAGGTGATGCTCCCACTCTGAAAAACAGATAGTGGGTTCATTGCCTACGATGTCTCCGAGAGGTGAAGAGGTCATTTGACCTCCTCCTTTTTCTCTAGTAGTTCGAGAAGTACTTTTGAAGTCTCTTTGAGCTCCTTTATGTTGTCCTTGCCGTACCACTTGATAAAATCTCGGATCTCTTCGAAGATCATTGACTCGCCTTGCTTAGAATCATTAAAACGAATGTCAACAGTGTCACCATCTGCGAGATTGAATCCAATGTCAAAGCGAGAGAATCGGATGCTGCGAACGTTGTCGAAGTCATAGCGAACTTTGGGTTTAGCCATAGCGAAAAAGTGATAAATTTTCTAGTTTCTGAAGGAGGTTTTTCTTTCCTCCTTACTCTTATATTATAGCAGATAACTCTTATAATACAAGAGTAAAATAAACTATTCTATGTATCATATGTTACTAGGGGGAGTGTTGTAAAATATTTTTTATTTTTGCCAGGGGCATAGAACCTACTGATACAACACGGAATAAGTTGCTGTTATAGTAAAAGGGGATATGATTTTTGTATGGCAGTAGCAGAACCATTAAGTTTAAGGTGGGCACAAGGGGAGGTGTTCAGTAATAAGAGTAGGTTTAGGGTATTAGTAGCTGGAAGAAGATTTGGTAAAAGTTATTTAAGCTGTGTTGAGTTATTAAAAGGAGCTATTGCAAAGCCTGGTGAAACATATTTTTACTGTGCACCTACATATAGGATGGCAAAAGACATTGCATGGAAGACTTTGAAGAAGTTAGTGCCAAAACAATGGATTAAATCTAAGAATGAGACAGATTTAAAGATTGAGTTAGTAAATGAATCAACGATTGAGTTGAAGGGAACAGAGAATGCGATGGCATTAAGAGGAAGAAGTCTTTCGGGCGTAGTCTTGGACGAGGCAGCATTTATGGATAAAGAGGTATGGTCAGAGGTAATCCGACCTGCATTAGCAGATAAGCAGGGGTGGGCATTATTTATTTCTACACCTGATGGAACGGCAAGTTGGTTTTACGATCTATGGTGTTATGTCCCTGAAGATGAGAGTGGAGATTGGACTCGATGGAGTTTTACTACTATCGAGGGGGGTAATGTTCCAAAAGATGAAGTGGAAGCAGCGCGTGGTCAATTAGATGAACGCACGTTCAGACAGGAATTTGAAGCAAGCTTTGAAAATCTTACGGGATTGGTAGCTGTAAGCTTTTCGGACGAAAATATTAGTGACGAAGCAAAAGATTTACACATGTTACCTTTATATATGGGTGTAGATTTTAACGTTGACCCTTTATGTGGGGTATGTGCGGTAAAACATAATGAAAATTTATATGTTTTTGATGAGATTATATTAAGGGGAGGAGCTACTACATGGGATTTTGCGGAGGAGGTTGTAAATAGATATGGAGTAGACAGAAGAGTTATCACATGTCCTGACCCTACAGGAGGCGCACGAAAAACAAGTGGAGTAGGATTAACGGATCATACGATTTTAAGAAGAAGTGGATTTACTGTATCGAGCCCGCGGGCACCGTGGAAGATCAGAGATAAGATCACTGCTGTAAATACAGCTTTATTTGACGCAGCAGGTGACCGAAGAACATTTATACATCCAAGATGTAAAGAATTAATAAAAGCACTTAGGACGTTAACTTATGCACCTAATACTGGTTTACCTAATAAGAATTTAGGTGTGGATCATGCGTTTGATGCTTTTGGTTATCTTTGTCTGCAACAATTTAACTTAGCCAAGCCTGAGACACTAGGCCAAACTTCGTTTAGAATATACTAAGATACCCTTTTTGCTTATGGCCTACGGAATGTCAACTACAAAAAAGAAAAAGAAGAAGAAAAAGGGAGGTAAGAAGAGACATGAATGTACCTGTTAATAAAGCACTTTACGCGAGAGTAAAAGCTGAAGCCAAACGCAAGTTTGACGTTTACCCTTCTGCCTACGCCAATGCTTGGTTAGTCCGAGAATATAAGAAGCGTGGTGGAACTTATAGAGTAGGAAAGAAGAAAAGTGCCACAAAAAAGAAAAAGTAACCGAACTAGAGGTGGT